CCGACGGCGTAGGCGGCGTAACGGGTCTGCAGGTCACCACGGAGCAGGGCGCCGAGGTTGAACTTGACGTACCGAGGCTGCGCCAGCAGGTCCGACAGCGCCTTCTCTAGGCGCACGATCCACGGCAGCAACGTCACCCGGACAAAGCGGGTGTTGCGCTGCTCGAGGTTGGCGTAAGTCAGCGACGAACCCTCGATGCCGATGCCCAGCTCGGTCGGGTCGATCATGAACATCTGGCCGGCGATCTCGGCCGACGTGAACTTGCGCGTGGCGAGGAACTGCGCCTGCTCGTTCGTGACGCCGGTCGGCTTCCACACGGCGCCCTCTTGCAGTACGCCGGGCAGGCCGCGGCCACCCTCACGGCGACGACGGCGCCACTGGTCGGCGATGGCCTTGAGCGTGTCGGACTGCGCACTGCCAGGCATCTCGATGACGCCGGGCATGTTGCCCTCACCCTCGAAGTAGCCGGTGCCGAACTTGACGGCGGCCAAGCCGAGCCCAATCGACTGGCGGGCGTACTCCACCGGCGACAGGCCGACGTCGGAACCCGGCAGCATCAGCCCCTTGAGATGGAGCATCTCGGCGTCGACGCGCTGGCCGTTCACCATGTAGGCCAGGCGGCCACGATCACGGGTCACCCGAACCTTTGACGGGTCGAGCGGGATCAGTTCGACGATGGCGCCGACCTCATTGCGCAGGACGACGACGTAGGCGTTGCCGTGCAAGAGCAGCGACGACAACACCTGCGACACCCACGACGTGAAGTCGAGGTTCGTCGTCGGCTGCTGCAACCACTTCGGCTTGGCGACCTCGACCTTGGCGTCGTCGCCGGTGCGGCGATACACGTCGAGCGGCAGCGTGGCGATCGAATCGGAGATGAGGCGCACCGACCCGTAGACGGTGAGCAACTGCATCGACGTCTGCTCGGTGACCGACACGCCGCCAACAACCTGGGTCATCTCGCCAGGCCAGAGTCCCCAGGTGGTCGCCTGGGCGCGCTGCTCGGGGCGACGGAAGATCGACGACAACATCAGCGCTCACCCGCCAGACCGAAGTAGGTGAGCAGAATCCCAGCGCCGACGAGGGCACCGGGCAGGCCAGCGCCAATGAAGGCACCGACGACGACCATGACCAGACCGACGAGTTGCATGGCAGTGAACATGCGCGACCTCCTCGGGCTAGTAGTCGTCGAGCGACACGAACGCCGACGCCGAGTGCGTCAGCTTTGGGGGCTTGTCGCCCAACATCGAGCGAGCCAACGTCACCGCCACCAGCGGCGAGATGGGTACCGTCGCACTGCGGCGATCCCATGCCCACGACTCGCCCAGCCGACGCTCAGCGGCGTCAGCAGCAGCGTTGTCGAGCGGTCCCTGGTTTGGTGGCCGCCGCAGGCGACCCTCGATGACATCGGCGTAGAACGCTCCGCACGCCTGCTTCATCTCGCCGAACGTGGTCTGGTGAAGCAGGTCAGACGAGACACCGGCGAGCCGCAGGGCGTGCACCACGGCGCCGACAACCGAACCGGCCGGGCCGCCGGAGTCGCACACCAGCGACATCGGCTGCCACCGCTGGACGAGTTCGACCAGCCGGCCGGGCAGCCACCCGGTGCCAGCCTGGTGTTCGATCACCTCGACGTAGGGCGCATCGAGCGACCCGGCGGCGATGGCGATGCTCGACCATTCGCCACCCGGCGACACGTCGAACGACAGCACGATCTCGCCGGGGTTGATCGGCACCGGCGAGTAGACCACCGTCGACGCCCAGGCGTCGGCGGGGAGTTTGGGTTCCCTCGCCGCTGAATCCTCGGGGAGCGGATCAGGGATGCCGAGACGCTCGCGGAGGAACTCGGGCAGCGGCATCGCCGCCCGCTCGGCTTCGATGAACTCGGGCGAGATGCGCCCGCCGAGCGCCGGGTTGGCACGGGCGATCGCATCCCAGTCGTCGGGGTCGGTGCCCGGCTCGTTCGACCAGGCGGCGTAGAACAACCTCGGGCTACCACCAGCGGCCGCCCTGGCGCGCATGGCGTGCAGCACCTTGCTCGACGACATCGGCGCCGACGACAGCAGCCAATACTGCGGGTTTGGCCGGGCCGACAGCGACGGGATCAGAGCACCCATCATCTGCTCGGTGACGGCGAACGCTTCGTCGAGGTAGACGGTGTCGCCGCTGAAACCTCGGCCACCGCCACTCGATCGGGCGATGAACCGGAGCCGCTCGCCGGACTTGAGTTCGACGGCCTGCTCACCGGCGCCACGCCGGATGCGCATGACCTTCTTGTCGAGCGCAGGCGCCGACTCGATCAGGCGGGTGATCCGCAGGAAGTGCTCGAACGTGGTGCGGAACTCGTGCGCCGTGTGCACCTGCAGCTGCTCGCCGAGCAGGAACAACCCGGCAAGTTGCCGGGCTTCCATGATCGACCCTTTGCCATTCTGCCGGCCGACTTCGACGCCGACCTCAAACGCCGAGTGGAGGCCGTCGTCCTGCTCGGCCAGCGACATCTCGAGCACCCACGACTGCCAGTCGTCGAGCACGAGCCCGGCGCTGGCAGCGAAGTCGACCGCCTCAGGCCCGGCGCTCCCGCGTCTTTCGCTTGGCAGATGCAGCAGACTTGGTCGCTGCGATCCGGTCAAGACGTCGCTGCTTGAGTTCATCGGCAAGGTCTCGCTCCCCTGGGACGGCCAGGCCGTCCAGCTCAGACAGCACCGACTGCAGGCGAGCGGCGATCTGCGCCACGACTGCCGGGGGCGCTTCATCCATGTCGGCGGCGAGCTTGTCGCGCATGGCGATCAGCGTCGCCTGGCGGTCACCGGTTGCGGCTGCGGCGGTGATGGACATGGGCACCTCACTGCATGGTCATGCACTCAGCGTGGTCGGCGGTCGGCTAGTCCTGCCTGGTCAGACCCCATAACCCCTGGTAAGTATGCGTGAACTTTTTTGCGGGGTTCTCTGCAGTGTGCATGATTCCTAAGAAACGTGCATAGTCATGCAACCCACCGTCACCACCGCCTCGTCACCTCGAGGTCGTCGGGGTGCTCGACGTTCCACGCCTGCCACCATGCGTCGATCGCTGCGTGTTCGTTCTCTGCCTGCGGCCGGTTGCGCTCAGCGACTCGCTGATGGCAGACATCGGCAGGCGTGAGCAGCACGATCACCTTCGACGGCTTGCACAGTTCGACGTGATGATCTCGCTCGGCCTGCGTCGGTGCGCCTCGCACGACGGCAGCACTGGCCATCGGGTTGCGCCCGATTCGGTAGCAGGCCCGCCCGAACAACTTGAGCCGAACCTGCCATGTGTCGGCGGTGATGGATTCGAGTTCCAGCACATGACCATGCAACTGCCGAGCGAGTGTCGACTTGCCACTACCGGGCGGGCCGCAGATCAGCGTCACGTCCCGACCTGCGTGCTGCGGGTACAGGGTCACGTCCTGGGCTTCACTCACCACTGCCTCGTCACCTCGAGCCCACGACGTCGACGGTTGCCCGCAGTCGCGCCGGCCGACCGGTTGCAGCTGCTCGCCTCCGGCGCCAGCGGCGATGTCGGGTCGCCGTCCCTGACGTGGCCAGCATCCCAACGAACACCGGGGCCGTGCTCGACCAGGGTGCGGCCGCAGCGCCAGCAGCGTGTGCCGGGGTTGGCGTTGGCTGCCTGGCGCACCGCTCGGGCCCGGCGCTGATAGTCGCCGCTGTAGTGGGAACGGTTCCGGCCAGGCATCTGCGCCACCCCCGACAACGGCAACGCCCGCCGGTGCTGCTGCACACGACGGGCGACTTACACCGAGACTACAGGTTTCTGGTTTCATTGTCCAACATCGACGCAGGTCAGCGGCCAAGTTTCATCGAGCATCGACGACGTCCCGAACTGCCAGCCCCTCACCGATGCGCCAGCGCCGCTCGCGCTGGTAGCAGGCGCTGCACAACCCCGCCTTCGCCGGGATCTCCTCGCACGTCGGGTCGCCCCACTCCATGCCGCCGTCACGGCCTGGCAGCGAATCGCGACACCGTGACACAGCGATCGGCGCACGCAGGCCGATGGCCCGGTCGATCATGTGCGCCAGTGCGCCGATCATCTCGATGACCGCCTGGGCGTCCTCACGCAACGTGTCGAGTTCGGTGGAGAAGTGCACCCGACTGGCGGCGACCCGTTCGACAGCGGTGAGCGCCTCGACGTCGCTACCCGCGCCACGGGTGATACCGGCGCCGCTGGTGTGGTCGGGCATGCCGTCGAGCACCAGCAGCTCGCGGGCGAGGTGGCCGAGCGCCGACGGGTACGACGATGCCAGGCGGTCGAGCAGGGTGGCGGCTGCAGCGAGTTGGACATCGATACGGGTGCGGGTCATTGGTTGGCCTTTCATCAGAAGTCGTCCATCGAGGGAATGGTCTTGCCGGGGCTCACGCTGGGGCGCGCCCCCTCGAGAGAGGGGGCGCGCGCCCCAGTTGCGTCGGGGTACCGCGCCCCAGCGCGCCCCGCACCGCGCCCCACGTCCTGACCTGGGGTTTCGTCAACCGCGCCCCGGTGCGCCCCAACAATCGGGGCGCGCTCCGTTTCGCGACCGCGCCCCGCACTTCGGGGCGCGCTTTCGGGGTGGTTATCCACAGGCTGCAGCACCCTGCTTCGACGTGCTTTCTGTGCCGCTCGGATGCGGTCGTTCTTCGCTGAGCGGCCTGCCGCCCGCAGTGCCTCGGCGGCCTTGCGGGCCGATGCATCGACCGCCACACCGAGCGCATCAAGGTCGGCGACCGTCTCGGCGGTACCGGCGGGCACGGCGTCGATGCCGGTGCGATAGTGCAACTGCGGCTCGTCTCGCTGCATCAGCACCACCTCCTCGGGCACCCAGCCCATGCGCCGCTTCGTCGCCTTGAGGGTGAAGCCGCCGTCGGCTTTCATCATTCTCCAGACGACATCGACGTCGTCGTTTTTCGCTGAGGTGCCTCGCTGGCCCTTCTCGACGTCCTTGCCGGCGTGATCGACTCGCAGGAACGCCCGCCCTTCGGCCTTGAGGTGCAGCCCGGTCCAGCGGTAGAAGTTGCGCACGGTGTCGGCGTCGTTCTCGTCGCCGGCGACGGCCCGGCCGAAGGTGTCGATGACTACCAGGTCGGCGCCGACGAGCTGCGCCAGCCGGGCGATGGCTTTGCCGCCCTCGGGCGCATCGGCGGGCGGCAGTGACGGCAACAGGGCGTAGTGCAACCAGCCCAGGTCCATCTCGGCGCCGAACCCCATCGCCGTGAGCCGCTCAGCGAGGTCGTCGGCGGTCATCTCGTAGTCGAGGTACAGCACCCGTCGCCGCTCGATCTTGATGCCGTCGAGCCCGATCAGGCCGCAGGCGATCGAGGCGCACAGCCACAGGGCGAACAGCGACTTGCCGGTGCCGCCCGGGGCGAACAGCGCCGTGGCGCGCCCCTGAGCGATGACGGGCTCGGCCAGCCACGACGCCTCGGTGGTGTCTTTCGCCCAGAAGTCGCCCCAGTCGAGCAGCAGGCCCCGCAGCGAGGCGTCGTAGTCGCTCATCTCGTCGTCGATCGGCGCCTCGGTGCCGACGGGCACCACCGGGAGCGCAGCGACGACAGCGGCACCTTCGTCGGCGATGATCTGGCGGGCCAGCGCCCGTTCGTCGCCGCCATGTGTGCGTGCCGCCTCGTATTGGAACCGGCTGTAGGTGCGCTCCGCCTGCAGCCACGGCACGGCCGAGGTGAACACCTTGAGGGCGTCGTTGCCTTGCCAGCCGACGGTCGCCGACGTGCCCTCACGCCGGTCCTTGCCGGGCCGGGTCCAGTGCTGCTCACCGTCGGCGTCGATGTGATGGAGTTGCCATCCGTCTCGCTCAAGCAGGTCGGGCCAGGTGGTGCGGTCGTTCCAGCGATCGGCCGGCGACGACGACAGGAACACGTCACGCTGCCGGGTCGGTGCTGGTGCCGGTGCGCTGCGCTCCACCGGGGCGAGCAGGTCCATCATCCAGGCGGGCGCCTCGGCCATGTCGATCTCGCCGGGGGCGTGGCCGACTTCCCAGGCGTAGGCGTTGCCGTTGGGGTGCACGGTTGGGGCGACGACGACCTGGCCGCCTTCGCCTCGGATGTCGAGCCCGGCACCGAGCCTGCCTGACTGGTCATTGCGAGGCACCGGCCGCCCGGCTGGAACCAGTAGGTAGCGGTGTTCGCTGCCGCTGCCGGTGATCGACGTGATCGTCGCCGGAAGCGGGCCGTGTACCTTCTCAAGGTCGTGCAGCGTGTCGGTGCCGCTGAAGGTGTCCCGCTCGTCGATGTCGAGCACGAAGAACCCTTCGCCGGTGTCGAGGTGGCCGGTGGCGATACCGACGCCGTGGCCCCGGTACAGCCCGTTCCACCAGGCGCCGATCGCTTCGGTGCGGGTGGTGGCGGCCTGCTGCCATGCGGCCATCGGCGGGTGTTTCATGCCGGGCCGGATCGGCAGCACCCGGAACCCGTGCGCAGCGAGGTCGAGCGCCGCCTGGTGCACGTCGGCGGGTGGCGGTGTGGTGGCGGGCATCATCCGGTGATGTCGAACAGAGTGGGCAGGTCCATTTCCGATTCGAGCCGCTCCAGGTTGCCGACGGCGGTGCGCCAGTACGACGGCTTGAGTTCGCACCCGATGCCACGACGGCCAAGCTTGACGGCGCCGTAGACCTCCGACCCGATGCCGAGAAACGGCGTCAAGACCAGATCGCCACGGTTCGACCACAGCCGGATCACTCGCTCGATCAGGTCGAGTTGGAGCGGGCAGATGTGTCGCTCGTCGGCATCATCTCGTGCCACGGCGGTGTTCAGCGTGTTGGTTTCCCTGATGTCGAACCAGACGGGCCGGGCCCACTCGACCCACGCCACATTGTCGCAGTCGGGCTTGATCTGCTCCTGGTTGTCGCCGTGCTTGCGGAACATCAGCAAGTAGTCGGCCAATGCGGGCCGGCTCATGGCCGAGTCCCGGTTCAGTGTCTGGAACATGAGTGCCGTAGCCTTGGTGCGGATCGCCTGAGCCTGCGGGTCTTTGTCGATGGTCACTTCGCCGTGGAAGATCCATCCCGCCTCGGTGTGAGTGCGGATCAGGTCACCACGGAAGTCGTGCAGCCCGATGGTGCCGTCTCGCCCCTTCTGTGTGACGAACTGCTGGCAGTGCACGACGCTCAGCCGGCCGGGCTTCGTGACACGCAGCACCTCCTCGACGATAAACCGGTAGTGCTGCTGGAACTCGTCCCGGTCCCGACAGTTGCCGAGGTCTCGGTCGCTGGGGCTGTAGGTGAACAGCGAGGCGAACGGCGGCGAGTACACGGACAGGTCGACGCTGTCGGTCTCGATCTCGGCGAGCCGCTCACACGAGTCACCGAGCATCGCCGTCCAGTTCTTGCCGGTGGCGATGTCGGTGATGTACGGCTGGGGGTCGTGGGTGGTGGTCATGCTGCTGCTCCCTGTTGCTGGTTCATGTGGTGCACGAGCCGGTCGACCCATGCCGCCACTTCGGTTTCTTTGCGTCGGACGTTCTCGACGATCTGCTGCTCGAGTTCGCTGACGACGACGTACACGTCGACTGGTTCGGTCTGACCGAAGCGCCAGCACCGCCGGATCGACTGGTAGTAGGACTCCCATGAGTCGGACAGCCCGACGAACACCATCTGATGGCACTGCTGGAAGTTCATGCCGAAGCCAGCGATCGACGGCTTGGTAACGAGCACCCGCACCTCGCCGTCTTGGAATGCCTCAAAGGTGTCTGCCTTCTCGTCGGGCGTCATGGTGCCGCGCACGTTCACTGCCCCATCGACGGATGCGGTGATCTGGTCTGCCTCGTCGTTGAGTCCGCACCATGCGATCCACTGGCCGGGCTGGCTGCATCGCTCCACCGCCCGATCGACTCGGTCAGCAAGGGTCGACTTGCGCACCTTGGCCCGACCGCCGACGCCGCCGAGATCGGTTGCGAACAGTTGGCCCTCCTGCTGGACGTCGACACGCACGACGTCGGCGGTGACGTTGAGTGGTGGCAGTTGGTATGCAGAATCATCGCCGCCGACGTCGCTGGGGCGTCGAGCAGCGATGGCCCAGGTCGCCATCCATGCGAACATCGGATCGGCTGCGTGGCCCTTGAGCCGCCACCCGTCGTCGTCGTGAACGAAGTAGGCGGCAAGCATCTCGTTGCGGGCCATCACGCCCAGGAACTCGGCCTGGTTGCACAGTTCGGTTACGTCGTTCGGTGCGGGCGTCGCCGACCAGCTCGATCGGTGCGGCGTCGACTGCCACTGGCGGATCAGGGCGTTACGGGTCGACCCCGTGAAGCACTTGAGGATGCTGGACTCGTCGAGCGCCACGGCGTCGAACTGGCCGGCATCGAAGTGGTGCGCCAGTTCGTAGTTGGTGATCGACACCGTGCCCGGCACGACATCGTCCGGTCGCCTGACATAGCGAACGTCGGCGTCGATCTTGGCTGCCTCCCGAACGGTCTGGCGTGCAACCGACAGCGGGGCGAGGATGAGCGCCCTGTCGGCGATCAGTCGTGACCACTCGATCTGCATGCGGGTCTTACCCATGCCGGTGTCGGCGAACACTGCGCCACGGCCCCGACCGATCGTCGCTTGGACAATGCGCCGCTGCCAGTCGTGCAACGACGGGTGGATCATCGACGGGTCGACCACCACCCCGGCCGACTGGTGTCGTCTGGCCTTGCTGGCCAGGAACTCCTGATAGCTCATGCTGCGTCTCCCTGTTGTCGTTCGTTCTTCTTCTTCGCTCGCCAGTCACGGCGGTGCGCTGCGACGGCGTCTCGGCACGGCCGACACGCCTCCTCGCCGTTGCGGTGGTGCCGCCAGTACCCGGCGGCGGTCCCGCAGGCGTCGCCGCCGTGGCGGTACTTGCGCCGCTGCTTCGGTGTCATGCCGCCGACGACCATGACCGGCGACGGGTCGTCCGGTTGGCGCAGCACCCACGCCCGGCACCGGTCGAGGTGCTGGCAGTCGGCGCAGATGGCGAGTGCGTGCCGTTCCTGCCTGGCGCGCTGGTGCGGGGTCGAGCCGTCGACGCACATCTCGTCGCCACGGCCGGTGCAGGCGAGCTGCGTGCGGTCAGGCAGCATCGGTGGCCTGCTTCTTCCTGCTCGGCCTGGTGGCCTGCTGGTAGGTGGCCCTGGCGTCCTTGCACAACTGGCACGGCTGTTCGCCACGCTTGAGATGTACGGCGTAGCCCGAGTGCGTGCCGTGCTTGATCGGTTGCGGCTTCGGCCCTGTCCGCACACCGCCGCTGCGTCGCTGCCTCTCCTGCCGCAACTGCCGACCGGACAGCCCGCCCCAGATGCCCTCGGTTTCGCCGACCTCGATGGCGAACTCTAGGCACTGCTCAGCCACCGGACAGGCGGCGCAGACCGCCTGGGCGTTGCGAGCGGTGAACGAGTCGCCCCGAGCGGGGAAGAACAGGTCTGGGTCGAGCCCACGGCAGGCGGCGAGGGTGCGCCAGTCAGCAAGAACAGTCCCGATTTGGTGCTGTTCGCTCACGACGTCCCTCCCGCCATGCGCTCGACGATGGCGTCACACAGCGCCTCGGCCAGTTCGTGGATGCGCAACTGGATGTCGTCGCCGGACGTGTCGATCCACGCGCTGCCGGCGTTCATGAACGAGTGGCTGCGCTGGTGCAGCACCTCGTCGATGACGGGATACAGCTCATCCTTCGTCACTCCCCTACCTCCTTGTTCTTCTCGTTGCGCAGGTGCTCAGCCAGCACGCCGTCGAGCACGGTCATGCCGCCGAGCTCGGCGGCGTCGTCGACTTGGCGTCGCCGCCTGATCGGTCCCTGGGTGAGCGGCCGACCCTTGACGGCGACGAGTTCGTCGTGTTCGTCCTTGGTGATGCCGGTCGCCGGGATCGGTGTCGGATCGGGGGTCATGCCACCACCGTCCTGTACTCGTCGCGGACTTCGCTTTCACACTCGCCCCTGGCGTTGCGGCGAAAGCGGGCCCACCGCTGCCGATACTTGGTGCGATACCGCTTGAGCTGCTCGTACCTCAGCACCTTGAACAGCGACACCTCGGCGGCGACCAGATCGAAGCCGACCTCCTCGTCGCTCACGATCTCCTCTGGCCCGCAGCGTTCCCACTGGGACCAGTCGGACCACGGGTACTCAATCTCGAACTTGGCAAGGGTTGGCAGAGCGGTCGACTGGTCACTCCACATCCGTGGTTCGTCGATCAGGCGAGCGATCGGCTTCGGGATGGTCGGGTATTGCATGCTCACTCCAGCCCCTCCGCTCGCCGTTTGGCGTCTAGCTCGGCCCATAGCTCGTTCCGCTGTGCAATCAACTGCTGCACCTGCGCATCCCGCAGGGCGAGGTCGCGGCGCATCTGCTCGATGCCGTCGACGAGTTCGGCGGCGAGGCGTTGTACGTCCTTGCGCTTCACCCCAGCCCCCTCATCCACCAGTGAGCGAGCAGCGCAGCGTCGGCCCGCCCGTCGTCCTTGACACGGTCGAACAGGTCGTCGAGCGGCCACAGCCGTTGCGCCGCCAGGCGGTGCGCACCCTTGTCACTGCCGACGCCGAGGTCTTTCGTCCACCGTTGCGGCGTGACGTAGGTGACGGGCCGGTCGAGCCCGACCAGCACGCCTTCGATGACGCCGCAGCCACGGCCGAACGAGAACGCCGATGTGGCGCCGGAACCCTGCACGCCCTGCACGTCCTCGACGACGACCATGACGGCCGGGCCGATGTCGACGAGCAGGTCACGCAGATGCCGGGCCGAGATGCGCTTCTTGCCGCGCACCTCGATCGTCGGCATGTCCCAGACGAGCACCTCGCCGGCGGCGTTGACGACAGCGATGGCGCCGGCGACGCCGGGGTCGATGCCGATGGTGAGGGTCATAGGGTGACCTCGCGACGGGCCTCTTGGTAGGCGTCCAGCAACTCGACATAGCGAGTAGACAATTCATGGTTCTGCTCCGTCAGCCGCTCGTTCTCAGCACGCAGCCGCTCGATCTCGATCTGCAATGTTTCGCGCTCGCAGACGACAATCGGACTGGTGCCGTTGGGCAGTTGCTTGCAGTGCCATTCACCGCTCACTGCGCCCACTCCACGCCCTCGAGGCTGTCGGGCACGCCGACCATGCCGTGTGCGGCGAGCAGGTCGTTGATCCGGTTGGCGGTCGCACGGTCGGGGCAGGCGATCACACCGGTCGGGCCGACGACCACCCATGCACCGAGGTGGT